GGCGGTTGCCGGGGCGAATGCTCAACAACTCCGCGAGCGCAAAATGGAACTAGAGGTTTCTTCAAAGCAATTCGAGTTGGAATTACGCAAGGGCCAATTTATCGCCAAGGAAGACGTGGGCCGGACGCTCATTCCCTTGGTGCAGGAAATCGACGACCTAATCCGGCAAGAGTATGAACTGGTTTTGCCGAGCCGTTACGTCGGGAAAAATGCGATTGAGTGCGCGCAGTTGAATGCGGCGGCGCGGGATCGGATTGCCAAGCGGTTTCGGACGGGGGCTTTGGCGGCGCAGGAATCCTTGGTTGATTCAGTAAAGAGGGCAACGGCATGAGCGCGCCTAAAGATAACAACTTCGATTTTTATCTTTGCTCCGTTTGCGGCTTTGTTGAATTGAAAGTCGCGCACGAGGCCCGTTACTGGAATTGCTTTTGCGTCCGTTGCCGAACTGAAAGGCTTTGGGAAGGCCCGTTCTCAACATTGGAATTTACTCTGAGTGGGCGGAAAAAAGTTAAGGAGTCTGCGCCATGAAGCTTGACCTTGCCACCCCGGATGGGCTGCGCAAAGCAGTTGGCGCGCTCGGCTGGGTTTATACCTCCGAGCGAATTGCCGAGTTTGTCAGGCAGCGTAACGACCTCCGCGCCTTGATTGATCGCTGGCTAGAATCGAAGCCCGGCAGTGAAGAGGATTTAGAGGCTCAATTACTATTATCGGAAAATTATGAACTACGCCACGACGGGGCGCGGGCAATAAAATTGGAATGAACCTCGTTGAGCAAACCGTCCGCTCGGCGTGGCCTCTCCCGGATCGCTCCGAAATTTGGGAGTGGGCCGCGCGCAATATCGACTTTGGGAGTGCCGAAGCTTTCAAGGGCCGGTATAACATTGAGAATGTTCCGTGGATCAAAGAGGCATTGCGCGCAGCAAAAAATCCCTACGTCCGCAAAATTACGTTTATCGGGCCTCCGCAAATCTCAGGTAAAACGAAGATGGCTGAGACTGTGCTTGCCCATAGGGTGACGCACCAACCGGCCAAGATCGCTTTCAACACGGTTACGAATGTCAAGGCCGAGACTTGGAGCGATACGCGCTTGCAGCAGCTTATTCACTCGTGCCCGGTCATGCGGGATAGGTTTAGTGACAACCGGCACCATAAAAAGAAGCGCCGGATTATTTTCCGGGACGGGACGTTTCTTTTGATACAAGGCGCGGAATTGGACTCCAACCGGCAGGCGGATTCAATCGAAGTGCAGATCAATGACGAGCTGCATTTGTGGCAAACCCCTTGGTACAAGGAAATGGTTTCGCGCACGGAAGCCTATCTAAAGACGCGGAAGATTATAAACATTTCCGTGGGCGGGATTAAGGGCTCCGAGCTGCACGAGGAATGGTTGTCGGGCAATCAGGGGGAATGGTGTCACCATTGCCCGGCGTGCGGGCAACCGTTTCAATATATTTTCGATCACAGGAACCCGGCGTGCAATATTCGCTTTGATTTGTCGAAGGCTATTCAGCATGCGGACGGGCGGCTTGATTTGGCCGAGTTTAACAAAACGGTGCATGTTACCTGCCACAATGAAAAATGCGGCTATTCGATTTATTGGAGCGAGGATTTACTTGCCCGGTTAAACGCCAACGGGGTTTATCTTTTCAGGAACCCGGAGGCCAACCCGGAAAACGTGTCGCTGCACGTCAACGCCTTCGCTATAGGCCGCAAGCCTTGGGCTGAGATAATGGAGCCTTGGGTTAGGCTGCACCTCAAGGGCGGCGTATTCTCGACGACGATCCTCAAGGAATTTATCACGCAGCAGCTCGCGGAGTTTTGGGAAGATAAACCCGTTACGGTGAATAAAGAGCTACGCCTTGGCGGATATACACGCGCGGAAATGCTCAAGCCGGGGAGCTGGGCGAAGGAATGGATTCGCCTAATCGCTTTTGATAATCAGCGCGGCGGGCACGGTGACACCCCGCACCGCTGGTTTGTTTGCCGGGCCTTTGCGGAGGATGGAAGCTCCCGCCTCGTCGATTGCGGGCGGTTGAATGAATGGGAGGATTGCCGGACGAAACAGCGGGAACTTGGCATCCCGGATTGGAGCCCGGCGAGGCCGGGGCCGTGGGCCGTCGTTGACCGCGCCTTCGATCCTACGGAGGTTGACAAGGTATGTTCTCATTTCAAATGGTTTGGCTTGCTCGGCCAAGACACAGAGGAATTTATTCATAGCGCCAAATCTATTTACGCCGGGCAACGCATGCTCTTTTCTGAGGAACGCTATATTGATATTGGCTTCGGCACGGCGCAGAGCGGGCGCGAGTTTGCAATTTATCATCTTTGGGCCTCGCAAAAGGTTCAGGACTTGCTTGCGGCTCTCCGCGACGGCAAGGCGCAGGATTGGGAATTGCCGAGTGATATAAACGACTTTTGCCCGGAGTACGTTGACCATATAAACTCCCATAGGCAGAAATTGGTTTTGAACCCCAAGACCGGGCAGGAAAATTTGGTTTGGTGCAAGATTGGGGGCTGGGCGGATCACCTTCTTGATTGTGAATCAATGCTGGTTGTCCTTGGGCTCATGGCGGGGATTTTTAAACGTGAATAATTTAAAAAGATACTCAGTCGGCAATCGCCGGAAGAATTTTCATAAAAAGAACCCGTATTGCCATTGGTGCGGGCGGCTCACCAAATTATTTTATCCGCCTGCGGGTCATACTGTGCCGTATGATACGGCCACAATCGACCATATCCTTTCGCGCGCTGGTGCGCCAAGTTATGAAGCTTACCGCGCTCGCTCAAATCTTGTCCTTGCCTGCCTCGGTTGTAATCAGCGCCGCAATAATATTGAATGCGCAACACGCGCGCCCGGAGTGCTTGAAAATAGCCTGATTGATTTCCCGGTAAAGGCCATGATTAGCGAAGGGAAAATAATATGATAATAACCGCCTCGCCATTTTTTAATGAATTGGATTTGCTAGAGGTGAAACTTTACGAGCTGCAAGGCGAAGTTGACGCGCATGTTATTGTTGAAAGCGAGCTGACTTTTACGGGGCTTAAAAAGCCTTTATTCTTTTGGGAAAACCGGAAACGTTTCGAGCAATTCAAAATCGAACACTTCGTTTGCAACCTCCCGCCGCGCGCCGAAAGCCCTTGGGTGCGCGAGCAAATCCAATATCAAACGGTCAGGGACGCGGTTTTATCAATCAATCCGGCTATTGTTCTTTGGGTTGACGCCGACGAAATCCCCAAGGCGGGAACTGTCGCGCGGTTTCTTGAAACTGGGAACGAGACGATGACGCTAGAGATGGACATGCTCCTTTTCTACTTTGACCGGATAGACGTAACCCAAAAATGGCACAACGGGAAAATTGGCCGGTATAATCCCAAGGTAAGCGAGCAGCCTTGGCGCGGGCAAACCAATCACCCAATATTGAAAGACTCAGGATGGCATTGCGAATTTTTCGGCGGTAAGGATCATCTAGCCGCCAAGCTCCGCGCCGTATCTCATGCCCCGGAAGAGGGATGCAGAAATATGCTGCGGCTTGTCGAATCCGGCAGGCTTCCGGGGATTGAGCGAACGGAGCATTACCCAACGGAGAAACGGCCCAAGCTTCACAATCGAATTTAATATGACTAATCAAAAAACATTCGTGCAGCTCGGACGCGCCGGGGATATTTTAAACATTCTCCCGCTAGTTAAACAATATCGGGACGACTCCGGCATGCAACCGGCGCTCATGGTATCAAGTGATTACGCCGGGTTGCTCGACGGGGTGAGTTATTGTGACCGGCTTATTTATGACGGGGAGTTTACCAGCCTATCTAAAGCCATATTCAAGGCCCGGCACCATAGCGCGGACATTGTAAACTGCCAAATATACGGGGATATTTGCGACAATAAACCGCAAGCAGAAAGTTTCGCAATCGAGTCATGGTTGCAGGCCGGGGCGGTTGTTCCACATGGAACATTGCCGCTAGTTATAGACAAACGCGATTACAGCGCCGAGGCGGATTTATTTAATAGCCTTTGCCTAAACCTCACGCGGCCTTATATCCTTGTAGCCTTGAACGGGATAAGCTCGCCGTTCCCTTATAATAAATCGGCTTGGGCCGAAATAGACAAAGCCTTTGGCCACGACTTCCAATTGATTGACCTCTCCAAAGTCAAAGCGGAAAAGTTTTTTGACCTCCTTGGGCTTATTGACAACGCGCATTGCCTTGTAACCGTTGACACTGGGGTTTTGCACTTGGCAGCGGCGAGCAATACGCCGGTAATTTCGCTTATCACGCGCAGCCCGTCGCCTTGGCATGGCACGCCTTGGCGCAAAAACCACGTCGGGCGTTTCTACTATGACGAGTTTCCGCGCTGCATGCCTGCCTTTATTCAGGCAATTGCGCACGCGCGGGAAACCCCGCCAAAGATCGTGCATGCGTATTCCTCGGCGGGATATAGCGAGGTTTATAACGATGCGTCCCGGCGCATGGCAGTTGCCGCGAAATCTTGGGGCTTGGAATATCAAACCGGCTACTGGGACGCCGCGCCATTCCAATTACAGGACATGACCCGCAACGCGGTGGGCATTGGCGACGAGCGCCCGGCCCCGTTCCTGCGCGACGTAATAGAAAATGCATTCCCGGCGACGATTAAGCCGGGCGATATAATTGCCTTCACCAACGCGGACGTTTGCTTTGCGCCGGGACTCACCGGGAAGATTTTGGAAAAGGTTTCGCGTTACGGCGCGGCGTTTACTCACCGCTGGGATTTCTCACGCCTAGAGGAACCCTTCGCCTATGCTCACCTTGTCAGGAACGGCAGGTTTTACCCCGGCAGCGATGCATTCTTTTTCTCCCGCGCTTGGTGGGTTGACCACGGCCACGAGTTGCCTGATATGCTCATGGGCCGGGAAAAAAACGACGAGGTATTGCGGCAATTAATCAAGTACCACGGCGGCGCGGAGATTGATAAAGCCATCTACCACGAGGAGCACGAAAGTTTTTGGGAGCGGCCCGGCAACAAGGAAAACAACATCGGCAATATCTATAACCGCAATCTCGCTGCGGGCTGGTTTAAAAAGATGGGGCTAGCCGAAAACGACTTCCTTTATTGGGCAAAAGTTAATACCTAAAAACCGCGTCAAGCTTTTATTTTAGCCACGAGGGGGTTTTGTAAATCATTGATCGTTGGCGCAAGCGCGCAAATCCGGGAAACCCGATTTGATATAATAGGCGCGCTATGCAAAAACTATATCAAAACAAATACACAACGGAGTTAGAGGCAAGGCAGGGCGCTCGCGCTCTTGGTAATAAATATGTCTGCATTATAAAATCATGGCCAGATGGATATAAGGACAGCCAATTGAATCCTGACAACCCCACCTTTTATTTAGAATGGGGTGTTTCATTAGGCTTTGTTCGCTTTTGGGAAGTGCTAATCTACGAAGGCAAAGGCAATAAGGCTTAACCTTGTGGACAGGCGGGGCTTTTATATGGCCTCGCCTGTCTTGGATTACGGTAGTTTTTCGCCGACGCAATTAACCAATATGTTAACGGCGGCGCAAGCCGAGTATCTTTTGCGGATCACGACAGGCCGCGTGCGCTCCGGGTCTAGCGCCGCGCAGAGTTACGGCCTCGACGTTATGACAATCGACGACCTAATCCGGCTAATCAACGGCCTGACCGCTGAGCTTGGGCTTTCCAACACGACCACGGCGGCGGCTCCAGACTTCAGCCAAGGCTCGTTCATTCCTTCGCTCTCTACCTTTGGGGCAGGCCCGCCGTGAACTTTCCCGAAGTAGTTTACAAGCTTGTGACCGGGCAGTGGAAAGTTGACCGGCACTTTGCACAACAGGCAATGCAGGCCGAAGGCGAGCGCATGAAGCTTTACGCGGGCGCGCAGCCGACGACCAACCGGCCTTACCCCGCCGTCCTTTCAACGCCGGAGGATTTCCGGCAAGCCTTCGAGCGCATTGTTTTGATTCGCGCGGCCCGGCAGATGGAAGAGGATTTCCAATTCTTCGACGGCATCCTAAACGATTTCGAAACCTACGTTGTGGGGGATTTGACCTATCGCGCCGCGACAGGCAACCCGGATGCAGACCGGGCAATCAATGACTACCTGCAAGCGCAATTTGAGACGGTGGATTTTTCCAACCGGCTCGATTTGAATTACATTGCCCGGCTCGCCTTGCGTTCCATGAAGCGCGATGGGGAATGCGGCTTCAAGATTATCGACACTGGCGACACCCTCAAGCTAGTTTGCCTCTCCGGGGATCGCATTGGCAATCCGCTTATCGGCGCGAATATCGGCCCGAATAACTATAACGGGATTATCGTGGACGAGGCGACGAGCGCGCCTTTGTTCTATGATTTATATTACCGCATCCCCAAGCTAAACAGCTACGAATTTCAGGAACGGATTGAGGCAAATTATTTTATTCATTATTACCAGCCGTTCCGCTTCGAGCAATATCATGGGGTAACGGTTTTCAAAAACTCCATCGAGCATGCATTTGATATTAAACAAATCTTGGATTTCTCCAAGATGAATATCAAATGGCGTTCCGCGCAGCTCCCGTATGTCACTAATGAGCAGGGCAGGCCGCGCGGCAATGGCTATGCCGCCCAACCCGTTTCATCCACCGGGGAGCCGCAGCCGTTCTCCGTCGTCGTGGATGGCGTAACGCAAAGTTTCTTTAAGCTCGGCGAGGGCGTCATGAATTACCCCAATGA